TATTAACCCAAGTGCTACGTTCCCAAATTCAGGAGTAACAGTATTTGGACAAAAAACACTACAGAAAAAAGCAAGTGCTTTAGATCGTGTAAATGTTAGAAGATTGTTAATTGAACTTAAAAATTATATTTCTCAAATAGCAGATAATTTCGTATTTGAACAAAACACAGCAGCAACAAGAAATAATTTCTTACTTCAAGTTAACCCATACTTATCTTCAGTTCAACAAAGAAATGGTTTATATGGTTTTAGAGTAGTTATGGATGAATCAAACAATACTCCAACAGTAATAGACAACAATCAATTAGTAGGTGCGATATATCTTCAACCAACAAAAACGGCTGAATTCATTTATCTAAACTTTAATATATTACCTACAGGAGCACAATTTTCTTAACATATAAAATCGTTTTTGAATAAAAAAATAATATTTATAATAAAATAAAAACATAATAAAAAATGGCAAATTTCCCAGTATCCCCAGGAGTAAATACAAGTGAAATAGACAATACATTCTTGATGGGCCAACCTGTACAAGCAGGAGCAGCTATCGTAGGACCTACAGTAAAAGGTCCTGTTGAATTGCCTACACTTGTTTCTTCTTATGCAGATTACGTAAATAGATTTGGAGATGTTTTAGTAAGCGGAAGCAATACTTACTCATACTTTACATCAGTATCAGCGTACAATTATTTTAACAATGGAGGAACTTCTCTTATTGTTGCTCGTGTAGTATCAGGTTCGTATACATCCGCCACTAGTAGTAAAATTGATAACTCATTAACTACCACAACAGGTAATACAGCATCTCTTTCTATAAATGCTACAACTATTATTACAGGCTCAGCAACTGGTTCTTACCAGGGAATTAGAATTCAAACATCAACTAATGACTATTATATTATACCAAATAGTGATTCATCTAATTATTATAATACATTACTTGATTTTTTCTATACTTCAAGTGGACCTACAACAAATGCTAGTACTACAAACTATATGAATGCAGTTGTAAGTACAATTAATGATCCAAATGCTGAATTTGCTGCTTTAGGTTTAACAGCTAGTTTTTCTTCTCCAACATTTACAATTAGTGCAATTAATGGAGGAACTACATTGAATGGAGTAACTCTTTACAAGAATGCACCTGCTGGAAACCCAGGAACATTAATTAACTCACTTTCAGGAGGAACAGCTAATGTATTGGGATCAGCACTTGTTCTAGAAACTCTAGGAGAAGGTATTATCATGAACAACTCAGGAACATTAAATGCTGATGGTACTTTAGTATCAGGTTCAAAAGATAATGTTAGATGGGAAATTACAAATGCTAATACAGCATCAGGTACATTTAATGTACTTGTTAGACAAGGAAATGATAAAACAAATTCTAAAACAATTTTAGAATCTTGGAATAATGTTAACTTAGATCCAAACTCTTCTAGATTTATATCTCAAGTAATCGGAGATCAAGTTTTAGAATATAATTCAACTTCAAACCAAATTGATATCTCATCAGGAACATATCCTAACCAATCAAGATATATTCGTGTAAAATCAATTTCAAACTTAACTCCAAACTACTTAAATAGCAGCGGAACCCCAGTTTCAGCATATACAGCATCTATTCCACTTAATGGATCCGGTTCATTTGGAAGTGCTACTGGGAATGTAAAAGCAGGAGCTAATTTTTATGAAAATATTTCATCAGGAAATACACAAGGATTAGTTGCAGGTAATTACACTAACATGGTGAATTTGCTTAAAAATAAAGATGATTACCAATTCAATATTCTTTCAACTCCTGGTTTGTATAACGCAGATTATGCTTCAACGATTTCAAGTATTGTAACAAATACTCAAAATAGAGGAGATAATTTGTATGTTGTAGATTTAACTAGTTACAGTGGTGGAATAACAGATGCTATTACAGAAGCTCAATCTAGAGATACTTCATATGCTGCTACTTATTGGCCATGGGTTCGTATCCAAGATCCAGGAACAGGTAAACAAGTATTTGTACCAGCTTCAACTTTACTTCCAGGTGTATTTGCATTCAACGATAAAGTAGCTGCTCCATGGTTTGCACCAGCAGGTATTAATAGAGGTGGATTATCTACAGTATTGAGAGCTAAAGTAAAATTATCACAAGCAGACAGAGATAACCTATACACTAACAATATTAATCCAATTGCTACTTTCCCTAGAACAGGAGTATCAGTTTTCGGTCAGAAAACATTACAAAAAGGAGCATCTGCATTAGATAGAATTAATGTTAGAAGATTATTGATTGAATTGAAATCATATATTGCTCAAATCGCTGATACATTAGTGTTTGAACAAAATACTATTACTACAAGAAATAATTTCTTAGCTAGAGTAAACCCATATTTGGAAACTATCCAACAAAAACAAGGTTTATACGCATTTAGAGTAGTAATGGATGAAACTATTAATACACCAGATGTTATCGATAGAAATCAATTAGTAGGTCAAATCTTTATCCAACCTGCTCGAACAGTAGAATTTATAGCTTTAGACTTCATTCTTGAACCAACAGGAGCTCAATTCCCAGGATAAAAAATTGAAAAATTAAATACGTATAATAAAATTAAACATAAATAAAAAATGGCAATTCTAGATCCAAACGAAATATTTTTCACGGCGTTTGAACCAAAACAAACAAACCGTTTTATCCTTTATATTGATGGTATTCCTTCATATATGGTAAAAGCAATGAGCGCTGTAAATTTAGCACAAACTGCTGTTCCATTAAATCACATCAACGTTCAACGTTTTGTGAAAGGAAAAACAACATGGGGTACAATTGATTTTACACTGTTTGATCCAATCACTCCATCCGGAGCACAAGCAGTAATGGAATGGGTTCGTTTACATCACGAATCTGTAACAGGTAGAGATGGTTACTCAGATTTCTACAAGAAAGATTTAACATTCAATGTTGTAGGTCCAGTTGGTGATATCGTTTCAGAATGGGTAGTTAAAGGAGCATTAATTACTTCAGCTACATTTGGAGATTACAATTGGGATGATGATGGTACTGCAGTAAATATTGCAATGACTGTACAACCAGATTACTGTGTATTGAATTACTAATAGTAATAAAAATATATTTTTGAAGAGCTTGCCTAGATTAGGTAGGCTTTTCATTTTTTCATATATGTATATATGATAATAAAGTTATAACAAAATAGGAATTATGGAATTTAAAATCCCAACAGAAACAATCGAATTACCATCCAAAGGTCTTTTATATGAAGAAGGATCTGAATTAGCAAGTGGAATGGTAGAGATGTCTTACATGACCGCTAAACATGAGGATATCTTAACAAATCAATCTTACATCAAAAACGGAACAGTTTTAGATAAATTGATGAAATCTTTAATTGTATCCAAAATCAATTACGATGATTTATTAATTGGAGACAAAAACGCTATTATGATAGCTGCTCGTGTTTTAGGTTATGGTAAAGACTATACTTTTGATTTATATGGAGAATCTCACACAGTTGATTTATCTACTATTGAAAGTAAACCACTACACCCAACTGTAGAAACACGCAAGAAAAACGATTTCGAATTCGTTTTACCCGAGTCTGGTAACCGTGTAACGTTTCGCTTTTTAACACACAAAAATGAGCAAGAAATTAACCGTGAACTAGAGGGACTAAAGAAAATAAACAAAGATAACACACCAGACCTATCAACTAGAATGAAACACATTATCACTTCAGTTGAGGGAAGCTCAGAAAAAAAAGACATTAGAGAGTTTGTTGATAATTATTTGTTAGCAAAAGATTCTCGTGCTTTAAGAGAATATATTAAAGAATTACAACCAGACGTAGACCTGACATTTTTTCCCAGCGAAGATGGGGTTGGAGTCAATATCCCAATTGGGGTTAACTTTTTTTGGCCTGACATTTGATTCAGCCCCCCAGGCTAGAGCCGCGATTTTTACTCAAATACATGAAATATGTTTTCATGGAAAAGGAGGATATGATTGGAATACCATATATAATATGCCCATTTGGCTTCGAAGGTTTACTTTTAACAAGATAAATGGTTTTTATCAAAAGGAAAAAGAAGACATGGAGAATGCAAAGAATGGAGGTAAACCAAAAAGTATGATAGACTCATCTGGTAAAGTAAACACTCCTGAGTTTGCTCAAGCAAGCCAACAATATAAAAAGAAGAGCAGCTACAAATAGTTGCTCTTTTTAATATTTATAATAAAACATTTATAGATGGCTAAACAATCAAATATAGACGATGAAAATAAAAAACTCCAAGAACAAATAGAGCTTTTAAAACAACGTAATAAACTTCAACAAGACTCGTTTGATTTGTCATCCTCTGTTGTTGACTCTTTAAGAGAGGCTTTAGGGATTGAAATTCGACGTTCTACAATGGAGAAGTCAACTCTAAAAGCAAATCAAGATATTAACACAGCTATTTTAAATCAAAAAACTGGTTTAAGCAATATAAATACTATTCAAAAACAAATTGTAAAAAATGAGGATTTAATTAAAAAAGGTAAATTAATTGAAAATAGTTTACTTTCCTCAATTGGAGACAAGTTATCTAAAAATGGTAAGGAGGTTGAAGGTAGAATTAAAACACAAGCTAAACAAAATAAACAGTTAGAGGAATATAATAAAAAAATAGAAGAGGGTTTATCAATTGATGTTAAATCATATGAAAACCTTAAAAAGAAAATGCAAATAAATGAAGAAGCATTATTCCAAGAATTTGGTAAATTATCTTCTTTAGAACAACAATATGTTTTAACAAAACAAAATACTAAAGCATTAGAAGACCAACAAAAGGTTAGAAAAGCTGAAAAAGATATTCAAGATCAACTCGAAACCCAACTAGGACTTTCAGGAAAATTAGCTAAAGCATTAGGTGCTATCCCAGGAATTGGAAATGCTTCTGCAAAAGCATTAGAAGAAGTTACAGAAGAAATCCAGAGACAAGTAGAAGAATCAGGAAAGTTACCATCTCGATGGAAAACTTTTGGGATGATAGTTGGTAAAACCTTTAAAGGAATTGACAAAAATCTAACAGATCCTGCAGTTATTATTACTGGACTTATCTCTATCTTTAAAGAATTAGATGGCTCAGGAGAGAAATTTGCACGTTCGATGAATATGTCTTACAAAGACTCATTAGAATTTAGAAATAATTTAAGTGCAGTTTCAGGAGTTACTAAAGGACAACTTTTAGAATCTATATCTGCTGTTGGAACTCAGTTAGGATCAAATGCTTCTATTACAAAAGAAGATGCAAAAACATTTACTAGATTACATGTACTTGCTGGTTTAACTCATGAAGAGTTAATGGGAATGGAATCAGTATCTCTAGCTAATGGGAAAAGTTTAGAACAAAATTCTAATCAATTTTTATATCAAGCTAAAGTTACAGCAGCTAATAATAAAATCATACTTAATGAAAAACAATTACTAGCAGAAGTAGGAAAAATATCAGCCGCTACAACATTATCATTAGGTAAAAACCCAAAAGAATTAGCAAAAGCAGCCGCTACAGCCAAAGCTTTAGGGATGGAAATGTCTCAACTTGAAAATATTGCTGGTGGATTATTAGATTTTGAATCATCTATTGAAAATGAATTAAGTGCTGAACTATTAACTGGTAAAAATCTTAATTTAGAAAAAGCTAGGCAACTAGCCTTAAATAATGATATAGCTGGAATGGCTGAAGAAATCAATAATCAAATTGGATCATCAGCTGATTTTACTAAAATGAATAGAATTCAACAGGAAGCATTAGCTAAATCTGTTGGTATGAATAGAGAAGAATTAGCACAAACTTTATTCACACAAGAACAATTAAAAGGTTTGAGTGCTGATGAAGCTGCAAAAAGACAATCAATATTAGATCAACGTATAGAAGAAACATCATTAGCTCAAGTACAAAGAGAAATGGAAAAAGGTGGAGTAGCAGAACTAGAAAAACAAGCAGGTCTCCAAACTACATTTAATCAAGCTATCCTTGAATTAAAAGATGCTTTAGCCAATGGTATTCTTCCATTATTTGCCCAAGTAGCAGGATTTTTATCTGAACATATGGGTATTGTAAAAACATTATTAGGACTTTACACTGCTATAAAATTAGTAATATTAGCATCTAATGCTATTACAGCTGTTGGAATAATTCTTGAAAAAAGAAAAGCAATGGCTGCAAAAAAAGAAGCTAGTGCTGATATTATAGGTAATTCATTTAAAATGGCTGGTGGATTAGGTGTCTTAGGGTTATTACTTGTAGGTGGGATTATAGGAGCCGGATTAGCAGCTTTATCTATGAATACAGCAGATGACATGATGTCTCCGGGTGAATCAAGTAGTGGATATGGTAAACGTACCTTATTTGGACCAGAGGGAGCTATCCAATTAAACGATAAAGATACAGTAATAGCTGGAACAAATTTATTTGATAAAGGGAACGATGTATATTCTGGACCTCAAAATATGCTTTCTGTATCTAATAGTACAGCACCTAAAAGAGAATCAACAGTTAATCCAAATGCTGGGATGGAAATGAAAATGGATAATATGATTAAAGCAATAAACACTTATAATTCAATATCACATTTACGAATTCAATAATATTCAATATTTATAATAAAATAAAAAACTATGGGACTATTAAACAAGCTAACACAACAAGGTTCTCAATTGAGCCAATTTGACGGACTTACACCTCCAACATCCCCAGGTGTATCACCTCAATCAACTAAACATTATCAATATTCAATCAATGGTAACCCAAACATGACTGGTCTTCCAACACCTTCTATTTTAGATTTAGATGGAGTTATCCCACCAGTTTCTTCTGCTAACCCAGGACAAGCATTACCATACTTGAATAATCTACCAGGATAAAAATATATAAATGGGTCTTTTAATCAAATTACAAAATGGGGATACCCAACTGAAATCACTCAAGTTCGGAAGCGACAGACTTGGTGGTGGAGATAGTGGGCAACCTTACATTCAAACATCCGTAGACACGGAACCTGGTCAAGATGCTGGGACAGATTTTTTACTGCGTGGAGGAATAAACGCTCCGGCGGATGCTTTGACTGATGTAAAGAGATTAACCAAATATATGTTTGATTTAAAATCACCTAGTGGTGGTTTATTTGTAGTTAAACAAAATTTATTATCTAGAGTATCACCCAAAACAGAAGCCTCTAAAGGTTTAGGATATGCTTTTGGTGCTTTAAATAATGGAGTTTATACTCCACTTTCAACTTTAGCTCAAGCTGGAATTGGATTTTTAGGGGGACATGTTGATAAACAAGGATTAGATCCAACAGGATTATTTCCTGGATTATCTATCAAAAAATATGAAAAAGTTGTTTTTGATAACAATAAAGACTCTTTAAATAAATTATACCCTGGTTTTCCTGTAGGATTAATTGAATTAGCTAATAACATAGTATCTAATCCACAAATAAATGGTTTAACCCCATTTTCACAAAATAAATTACCATTATCTGGAAAAAAAACAACAGAAGATGTAGGTAGTTTTGAAAACAGACTTTTAAAAATATGGTTTGAAAAACAATATAAAACAACTGAATCTGATGATGTGTTATCATATGGTGGGGGTCCTGGTTCTGTTTTAGGAGTAGGAAAAACCCGTATTGAATTTGCAAAAAATGGTGATGGAACTTCTTTACGAACAGGTATAAATAATCCCCAATTTGGTAGCAAAGCATTTGAAATAGGAGGCAAATCTATAGTAACCCCAGGAATAATTTCTACATATTATTCTCCGATTGAAAACATACTTAATGAAAAAAAGTACAATAGACAACTTGTTTCACTCCCCCAATTTGATGAAGGTGGAGTAACTACTTCAAACGCAAGTGGTTCAGCCAGAACATGGGGTGTTACCTCTGCATCCGATGGTAAACTCATAGAAAGATATTCATCCTTTAATACCCTTAAACGAGATTTTACAGATCCAAATATAAATGATAAAGGAGGTTCATTATGGAAAAGTTTTAATGCTGGGACTCTTCAACATAAGGAGGGATACTTAGCTGATTTAGATAAAAATGCTGGTTCATATAAAGATGGAGAAAAAACAGTATATTTTAGTAATGGATACCCAGGTGGTATAGCTCCTGACTTTAGATTAGTTTCTAGAAGCCTTAGAGGATTAAATGAATTCACTCAGTTTAATAAAAATGATAGTGTTGACAATGGAGAAACTAGCACTAGATGGATTGATTATAATGGCGACTTAAAGAAAAATACTTTAGATCAAATATACTATAGTGATTCGATTAATAAATCTTCATTTAGAACATCAAATTTATTAAAATCTGATAAAAACGGAGAATTTAATGATATAATTAAATTTAGAATTTCTATAATAAACCCCCAATTACCTAATAATCCACCAACTGTTTTAAATTTTAGAGCATACATTGATTCACTTTCAGATTCATATTCAGCTGATTGGAAATCACAAACATATATGGGACGTGGTGAAAAATTCTATAAGTATAATTCATTTGATAGAGATATGTCTCTAGCATTCACTATTGTAGCAGACAATTATAATAATTTACTTTATATGTATGACCAGTTAAATACACTTGCTGCTTCATTAGCTCCTACATATACTGGACAAGGATATATGGCTGGAAATTTACATAAACTTACCATAGGAAATTATGTGTATGAGCAACCAGGAATTTTAACTAGTCTTACATATGATATAATGGATGAATCTCCATGGGAATTAGATGAAATATATCAACTTCCATATTATATTAAGGTAACAGGAATCAAATTCATCCCAATTCACGAATTTAGACCTGAATCTGACTTTAATAGAACACATGCTTATATAAACCAATAAAAAATGGCTAGATATTCAACTACCCCAGTTATAACAACTACCGAAAATCCAAAAAGAAGATATGTAAATGTAAAATATCCTGAAATAATGGTTGATTTTACAGATATTTATGTGTATACTAATAGTGGAGATAGATATGATTTGTTAGCCCAAACATATTATGGTGATTCATCTTTATGGTGGATAATAGCTAGAGCTAACTCAACTCAAACAACAGATTCTCTAATACCAGTTATTGGAGATCAAATTAGAATACCTTCGGCTCAACGTGTTTCAAATATTTTGGGCCAATATGAAAACTTAAATAGAATAGTATAAAAATGTTATGGGAAAAATTATTGGAGAATCATTTAGAGAATATGTTGTTGATCAGATAAACATACGCCAAGAAGCCCATGGCTCAGGGAATGGCCTTTACATCAACGAAAGAACCCCAGAATATTTAAGTTATTTAAACTCTAAAACAGCATGGGTAAAATTAGCTTCTGGTATTTCTATAGATGAAACAAGAATTGGAACAGAAGAAATATATCTAGGGTACTCAGGTACAACCTTAGCCAAACGTTTTGTTTTATTTAATGGTACTTCAGATTTATATGCAGGACAAGCTAATAAACAAATGATTCAAAGAGGAACCCAAAACCCAGATGGAACTGGTAATATATGGGATTTACGTAATGGTACATACAATGTTATTCCTTTAGACCAAAACAATCAAGTCCCTACATCAGAATTTGGTTTAAACCCAATGCCGGGTATTACAAGTGTGGATGTTAAAAGTTTAAACAGAGGTTCTATTAAAAGAGCAACTGTAAACATAACATGTTATACTCCTGAACAATTCCAAATTATTGATTTACTATATTTAAGAATAGGATATACTATGTTCCTAGAGTGGGGGAATAGCTTATATTTAAATAATGTGGGAACATTAAAAAACATGGGTTATACCTTAATTGAGGACCCAAAATATGGTTTCTTTTCTAATGAATGGAAAGATTCATCTTATCTTGGTTTTTTACCAAATATAGAAAGATGGAGAAAAGCTAAACAAGGAAATTATGATGGATTACTAGCTAAAGTTGTAAATTTTTCTTGGAAATTCTCACAAGATGGTTCATATAATATTGAACTTCAACTTATAAGTTTAGGAGATGTTATAGAGTCTTTAAAAGTAAATGTTACTCCATCTTTAAATATTTCTACTTTTATAAAAGAAGCATATGAACTTTATAAAAATGAAGAAGAAGGTGAAAAGGATGCTTCTGTACCTGGTTCACCTGAAAAAGATATTATTTCTTCATATTTATTTTTACAAAAATTATATTTTACTGAGGGGGATATTAACTTATTAGCAAATGGTAAATTGATATCTGGAGATATTAATTGTACTATAGCAGGTACTCCTATTGATGGTTTAATTGGAACATTTATTCTCCCATCATTAAAAGGTATTACAGTTAAATCATCAATTAAAACTACCTCCGCATTTAAAAGTCGTCAAAAAGCAGAAGAATGGGTTAAAAACAATCTCCCAAAAGAATATACTTTAGGGGGTTCTTTTAAAGAATTTCTTAAAGAAAATGAATACAGTATAAATTACTCTGAAGATGAAAAAATCCTAAATTCTGTTTCATATTTTCCCCCACCTCAAACTATAAATCTAGAAACAAACCAATCATCTAGAGATGTTTTATATTTAAACTATATAAACAATCAAGAAGATAAAACCACCGGAATACATGATTTAGGTTTTTATATGAGATTTGGTCATTTGCTTGAATTTTTAAATCAATATGTTATTCCTGCTATAAAAGATACCACAATAGATGGTACACAAGAAGGTGTTCCTATAATTGGTATAAATAATGGACCCTGGGATAATTTTATGTACACAGTTCCATATCAAGTATCTCTAGATCCTAGAGTTTGCATTGTAAAGAGTGCAGAAGATGTATCTCAAAAAAGTTGGTTCCAACAATTAGATCCATGGAAAAACCCAGAATTTGGATACGCATGGACTATGAACATATATATAAGCCATAATCAAATTTTAGAGAGTTTAACATTAGATGAAAAAGGTAATATTGCTCTGTTTGATTTCCTAGATAACTTATGTACAGCTATAAATAAAGCTATGGGTGGAGTTAATAATTTAGAACCAGTAATAGACGAGGAAACCCAAACTATAAACATTATAGATAGTAGTTATTCAGTTAATGAAGAAGCTGATTACAATTTAGAATTATATGGTTATAAAGATTATGAATCAACTTTCGTTCGTAGTTTTGATTTAAAAACAGAAATTACAAATGATTTTGCTACTATGGCAACAGTTGGTTCTACAGCTGGTGGGTATGTTAAAGGTGTAGAAAACACAATGTTCTCTAAATGGAATAAAGGTTTAATAGACCCATGGAAAGAAAAATACATCCCACCTCAAGCAACATCTAATGTATCTGGATCAGAAAATGATCCTGCCACTCAATATACCATAGAATTTTGGAATAAATATTTCTCTCCTTATGGATATACTGTTAACAAAAATGGAGTTTGTTTAAATGATGAAATTATAGACAAAAATGTTGCTATAGTAACAGAATTTTACAAATATATGCAAGCTAAAGCATATGAAAAAAAATCAACATATTCATCACCGACAAATGGATTTGTCCCAATTAGTTTAGGAGTTACACTAGATGGATTATCTGGAATTAAAATATACAACGCTGTAAATGTTGATACTAGATTCTTACCTAGAAATTATCCAGATAATTTAAAATTTATTATTAAAGGAGTTAACCATAAGTTATCAAATAGTGATTGGGAAACAAATTTCGAAACAGTAGTTATTTCTCGAAATGAGGAAGAAACAGATGCAACGTATTCTTTTTTAAAAGAAACAGTAGATGAAATTTTAGTGGAAACTTTAAAATATAATCCACCACAAGCCGCAAGTTGGTTACAACCCTTACTTAATACTTTAACATGTCCTGCTATAAACTTTAAAAAAGATGATCCTGCTGCTAGAGTAAGTCAAAAAGAAGTTGCAGAATATACCTATAACTTATTCCCTGAGCTATCAAGTAAAGCAATAGCTGGTCTTTTAGGTCATTTAAATTATGAAAGTGGAGGATCTAGAAAAACATTTAATCCAACAGCATTTAATAGTACAGGTGGTGGTTGTGGTGCACTAGGTATTGCTCAATGGAGAGGAGAAAGGCAAGTAAAACTATCTAATTTTACTACAAATTTAGGTTCATTTACTAGCCAAATGGATTTTGTTAAAAAAGAATTACAATCATCTTTTTCAGAGGTATATCAAATTCTTAAAAATCCAAATTTAGAACCTATCCAATATTTAGCAGCAGTTCATATAAGTTATGGATTAGGTAATTCTAACCCATATGAATATATAAATTCAATTAAAACTATCCAAGATTATACTACAGCATATCTTAACAAAAACGGACAAAACCCCAACTCAATTCCTGAAAGACTTAAACATACTAATGAAATTCTTCAAATATTAAATTCATTATAATATCCTATGGCATTCTATCCAAAATCTCAAATTAAACAAAACCTCCATACAAATGGAGGTGAATATATTCTTTCAACCACAAAAGAAGAATATAAAGGATATTACTATGAGATATCAAGTGGAAAAAGATATACAGGTAAATCCCCAAATGATGCTCCAAATATTCTTTTAGAACCCATAATATCTCCTTCTGCCATACCACCTAATAATACTATACCTACTATCACAACTGATACATTTAATGTATATTCCATTCTACATAAACCTCAACCAGAAAGAACTATACCACAATTCCAACAAACGATTCCTACTCAAAAAGATCAACAATTAGGGGTATTCTCAAGATATTTCTGTAAAAAAACAAATGAAATAAAATATATAGAAATTTCTCAATCAACATTTGGCCAACTACAATCTAAATCACCACAAATAGCATGGGATTTATATTCTCCTATTTCAACATTATGGTATATTAAAGGTGATAGAGAAAAAGTTTATACAACAAATAAAAACCTAATTAAGTTGATAGAGGATAGTCAAAAATGGCCTGGGTTTACTCAATATTTTAAAGAAGATTTCTCAAAATACTTTGTTTCTTAAAAAATCTTTTGTATCTTCAAACCATGTATTGGCTTATAGAAGATATTAATCATATAGAAACAATTTGTCGTATTCGTCACCGAGTAGCATATGTTGATATAATCCCTTGTTCTCATACTCTTCACCCTGTTGAAAATAGTGTATGTGCTATTTATCTTCGTTTTGAGAGAGATGATAAAGGGTATATTATTCCTATAAACCATAGCGAAACAATAAATTTTGAAATAGAGATAGCAGAAAGGGTATTAAATAGCATAGCAAAGTTATATGTAAGGGATAGAAAGGAATTTTTACATTATTTCCCCATTAAACATTGTTACCAACCATCACCCTCCTCAAATACGTATATACCTCAATTAACACAAGCTCATACATATTTTTATGATTCTTATCCAAATCAAGATGATTTAAACACAATTATCCCTATTGTAAAACATTATGAGGTATGTGAGCAAAATCACTTGAATTTTAAAGGCGAATTAAATCCGTTTTATGATAAAGCAGCATTGGTGTTTAATCAATTAGAGCGAGCGGGAATTAAAGTGGACCAAGACAAGTTCGAGCAACACTACGATAAAAAAGTAAACGAGTTTATATACACGCAATACAATCTAAACACATTAACAACAAGACCCTCTAATACATTTAGAGGAATTAATTTTTCAGCATTAAACAAAGACAATGGAGAAAGAGAATGCTTTATACCGCGTAATGATACTTTTATTGAGATGGATATCAGTGCTTATCATCCTACCCTTCTTGCCAATTTATTGGATTTTACTTTTGATAGCGATGATATTCATGGAGATTTTGCTAAAATGTATAACGTTAACTATGCCAAAGCAAAAGAGATTACGTTTAAACAAATTTACGGTGGGATTTGGAAAGAATACCAAAATCTCCCGTTTTTTCAAAAAATAATAGCATATACTGATGACTTATGGGATACATTCAATTATGGAGGATATGTTGAATGTCCAATCTCAAAACATAAATTTGTAAAAAATGAGATGGAGGAAATGAATCCACAAAAGCTTTTAAATTATGTTTTACAAAATTTGGAGACCTCAACTAATGTCTGTATATTGTGGGAGATTTTTAAAATTTTAAAGGGAAAAAATACAAAACTTGTATTATATGTTTATGACTCGTTTTTATTTGATGTAGATAAAACCGAAAAAGACACCTTAAAAGAAATTCTAGACATATTTAAGAAATACAAATTACAAGTTAAATTTAAAAAAGGTAAAAATTACCAATTCAATTAGTTATGAACACGTTTTCAACAACATTTCCCAATATGTATAATCAATACGATTATAACATAATAGACACACACTTAATGGGCAATAGACTTTTTTGTACTTTTTCACAACTAGAGGACCTAGACAACTTGATCTCTAGTTTAACTAAAAAGTACGATATAATGTACAATAAAATGTTTGTATTGCAAGTAAAAAGCAATGATGAATATGTTGTAACATACAATGTAGATCAAGGTAATGTAAATGACATCCCAGATAATACAATATTAGTACATAGAAAAAAAGAAACTAACTCTTTATACACTATAAACGCATTAAATGAACTTATTAAAAGTTTAAATGGTGGAGTAGTTGACACAAGATTCCAAATCAATTGGCAACATTATAAAAATTGTATATTGTTAACTCAACATAACGAAATCAAACAATTAAATACAAGAATTTACAAAATTGTTGAAATATAGTTTGGATTTTAAATAAAGGTTTTGTATATTAAAGTTGTAACCAAATAAAATAAATCATATGGATTTAAACACAATCAAAAGCAGACTGTCTGCCTTACAGTCGTCTGGGCAAAAAAAAGAAAAAGTCGATTATTCGTTGACACAATGGAAGCCCAAATCAGAAGGCAAGTATCAAATCAGAATTGTTCCATCAAAATTGGACAAATCTAATCCATTTAGAGAAGTATATCTACATTATGGATATGCAAAATTTCCAATGTATGCTTTAACAAACTGGGGTGAAAAAGATCCAATTGTTGAGTTCGCAAAACAACTTCGTGGTACAAATGATCGTGAAAACTGGTCATTAGCTAAAAAACTTGACCCTAAAATGAGAGTATTTGCTCCTGTTATTGTTAGAGGTGAAGAGGACAAAGGTGTACGTTTATGGGAGTTTGGTAAAGAGATTTACCTACAATTGCTAGGTTTAGCAGAAGATGAAGATTATGGTGATTTTACAGACATCAATGAAGGATTTGATTTCACATTAGAAGCTATTATGGGTGATATTGGTGGACGTCAAGGATTAAAATCCTCAATTAGACCAAAACGTAAAACATCTCCATTATCAGAAGATGCTTCACAAATTGAAATGTGGTTAGAAGAACAACCAGACATTTTGGAAATGCAAGCTAAATTCAAGAAATCATTTGATGAATTAAAAACTATCTTACAGAACTTCTTAGAACCAGAAGATGAGGAAGAAGAAATGGCACCTGCAAAAGTAGAAAGTATTGATGAAGAGCTTAATCTTGAACCAAAATCAAATTACAGTTTATCAGCTAAAAAAGAAGTTGCAAAACCCGTAGATAAATTCGATTCATTGTTTGATGAAGAGGATGATGATATGCCCTTTTAATATTTAAAAACAAGTTATGGCTAAAGAAAGAAAGTCATTAGCAGAGGCAGCAGGAAAATCCATTCAGGCTGCCTTTAGCTTAGACAAATTCAAAGAAAACAAAGGAATGAAATCCAATGTTAAGTTTAAAGACCAACAGTGGGTCCCATTTTCACCAGCGCTTCAAGAAGCGCTTTCTATTCCTGGTATTCCTATGGGACATATTTCGATGGTTAGAGGAAAAAGTAACACTGGTAAATCAACTACCACAATTGAGGTAGCAGTTAATGCTCAAAAAATGGGAGTATTGCCTGTATTAATCATCACTGAGATGAAACACGATTGGAATCACTGGAAAACAATGGGATTCCAAATTGATGATGTTATAGATGAAGAAACAGGTGAGATATTGGATCAAAATGGATTTTTTATCTATCGAGATAGAAGTACATTGAACTCAATTGAGGATATTGCTTCTTTTATTATTGATCTATTAACAGAACAGAAAAAAGGTAATCTACCTTATGATTTGTTATTTATCTGGGATTCAGTTGGTTCTATTGCATGTAATATGAGTATTGAAAAAGGCTCAAATAATCCAATGTGGAACGCAGGGGCTATTGCAACTCAATTTGGTAATTTCATCAATCAACAAATTGTTATGTCTCGTAAGGAGAGTTCAAAATTCACGAATACCTTGTTTATTGTAAACAAAGTAGGCGTTGCTCCGGCTTTAACTCCTATGTCTCAACCTAAAATGACAAATAAAGGAGGAGATACATTTTATTATGATGCTTCTTTATGTTTGACTTTTGGAAATATCACAAATGCTGGTACATCTAAAATCAGTGCTCAAAAAGATAAGAAAAAAGTTGAATTTGCATTACGTACTAAAATTGCTTGCGATAAAAATCACATTAATGGTATTACAACATTAGGAACTATTGTTAGTACTGTACATGGATTTATTGCTGATTCACCTACAGCTATTGATAAGTATAAAAAATCACACTCTGATGAATGGACCTCTATTTTAGGTAAAGGTGAATATAAAGTGATTGAGGATAACTCAGAATGGGATGAAAAAGGAGATATCTCGGATATGTTCGAACCTGAAGATTTACAATAAAACAAATTAAAATGAAAAAAGACTTCCTAAGCCTCTTAAATAATATTCAAGAGCATACAGTAGAAACACCCCAACCAGAAAGATATATGCTCATTGATGGGCTAAACCTTTTCTTTAGAAATTTTAGTGCAATAAATGCAGTTAATTCAAATGGAATACATATCGGGGGGCTAGGAGGTTTTTTTAGATCTTTAGGTGCTTTAACTAAAGCAATCCAACCAACTCAAATTATTGTAGTGTTTGATGGAATTGGTTCCTCTAATAACAGGAAAAATATTATTCCTGAATATAAATCAAACAGAAACCTAACTAGGGTAACTAAACATGAGTTGTTTGATCATATAGATGAGGAAGATGAATCAAAGTACAATCAAATTGTTCGTATCATTGAATATCTAACCACTTTACCTGTTAAAGTAATTACTTTACCTAGTACAGAAGCGGATGATTTAATTGCTTATATGAGCCAAACATTACCTCAAACACCAGAGGAAAAAGTGTTTATTGTCTCTAGTGACAAAGATTACCTTCAATTGGTTAATCCTCAAATTATCGTGTATAGACCCGTTGAAAGAGAATTTTACACAGAAGCTATTGTAAGAGAGAAGTTCAATTTAGATCCACATAATTTCTTAATCTATAAAACACTTTTAGGTGATTCATCTGATGCACTCCCTGGAATTAAAGGAATGGGTGAAAAAGTAGTATTTAAACGTTTTCCTGAGTTATCTACTAGGAAAATGTCTTTTCAAGATATCTTAGACATCAGTGAGGAGAAAATGGAAGAACATGTTATATACGCTCGAATTCTACATGACATACAGATGTTAGAGAACAAATATAAGATTATGGATCTTTCAAACCCAATGATGACTGATGCTGATAAAGAGTATGTTGATGAGTTTATTAAACCTTCAACTTTAACACTTAATGCTAAAGAATTTATTAGAATGTGTAATGAGGATCAACTTGGAGGACTCATTAGAAATGTTGAATTTTGGATTAAAGAAACTTTCCAAAATTTGGCTTCAAAATAAAAAAGTTGTATATTAAAATAAAAGTTATTAACCTTAAAATTAAAAGTTTTGACACTCCAAAGTATAGAAGAGTATGGAACCCAGTTCCAAATAAAAGTAATTTCGTCTCTTTTAACTCATAAAGAGTTTCTTGTAAACATTCATGATATCCTAGATGAAGAGCATTTTGGAAATCAAGCACATAAATGGATCATTAAAGAGATTTTAAATTATTATGAAAAATATCACACAACACCTTCTATGGATGTTTTAAAAACTGAAATGAAAAAGGTAACAAATGATGTTTTAAAATTATCAATTAAAGAGCAACTTAGAGAAGCATATAAGGCAAGTGTTGAAGATGCAGAATATGTACAAGAAGAATTTGCTACATTTTGTAAAAATCAACAATTAAAAAAAGCACTTTTAAATAGTGTAGATTTATTAAAAGCTGGAGATTACGATTCAATTAAACAAATGATTGAAAACGCAATGAAAGCAGGGCAAGATAAAAATATAGGACATGAATATAACAAAGATGTGGAATCAAGGTACCGAGAAAATAATAGGATGGTTATACCAACTCCTTGGCCAGAAATTACAGATATGCTACAGGGTGGTCTTGGAAACGGAGATTTTGGTCTTATTTTCGGTAATCCAGGAGGTGGTAAATCTTGGTCACTTGTGGCTTTAGGAGGATTTGCAGTACTAAACGGATATAATGTAATCCATTACACTCTAGAATTAGGTGAGGATTATGTTGGAAGAAGATATGATGCATTTTTCACTAAAATCCCAGTAAATAGAATTTTAGAAAACAGAGCTAAAGTAGAGGAAGTTATTCCAAATTTAACAGGTGAGTTAATTATCAAAGAATTTCCAACAGGAAAAGCTACAATTAATACTGTTGAATCACATATTAAAAAGATGATTTCTTTAGGAATCACACCAGATTTAGTAATCATTGATTATGTTGATTTACTTTCATCTAAACGAAAATCTACTGATCGTAAATTTGAAATTGATGATATTTATACTAGCACGAAAGGACTAGCTAGAGAATTAAATATACCAATTTGGAGTGTTTCTCAAGTAAATCGAGCAGGATCGAAAGATGATGTTATTGAGGGTGATAAAGCAGCTGGATCATATGATAAAATGATGATTGTAGATTTTGCTCTTTCCCTATCTAGAAAGAAAGAGGATAAAGTAAACAATACTGGTAGATTCCATGTTATGAAAAATAGGTATGGAATGGATGGTGTTACTTTTTATCTAAATGCTGACACATCAACTGGTCATTTTGAGATAACGGAGGCAGCAGATGACGATGATGGTCCAAGACCACCAAAACCAACACAAA